CATGGGCGCCTACCCCGCCTTCGCTGATCAGATCGAGGCGGGGCAGTCGATGCGCACCATCGCTGCCCCGTACGTCCAGGCTATGGCCAAGACGCTGGAACTGCCGGACACCGACATCGACATGTTCAACCCCAAGATCCGCGACGCACTGAACCGTGCCGGGCAGGACGGCAAGCCGTCCCCCATGTCGATGACCGACTTCGAGCAGTCCCTGCGCGACAGCCCCGACTGGCGTCGTACGAGTAATGCGCAGAACACCACCATGAACCTCGGGCGCCAGGTACTGACCGACATGGGGCTGATCAAGTAATGGCCAAGTCGGGGTTCGAGGCGTTCCTGTGGTCCATCACCCAGCAGGAGTCCGGCGGCAACTACGGTGCCGTCGGCGTCTGGGTGAAGGGCGACCGCGCCTATGGCCGGTACCAGGTCATGGGCGCCAACGTGCCCTCCTGGACGAAGAAGTACTACGGCAAGGCCCTGACTCCGCAGCAGTTCCTGAACAACCCCGCCGCGCAGGACGCGGTGGTCCGGGGCGTACTGGGCGGCTACTACAACAAGTACGGCGCCCGGGGCGCCGCAGCCATGTGGTACTCCGGGCAGTCGAACCCGAACAAGACGTACGGCAACCCGCCGGTCTACCGGTACGTCAACTCGGTCGTCAACCGCATGGGCGGATACTCCGGGCAGAGCACCAGCGGGGGCTCGACCTACAACGTGCAGGCGGTGACACCGAAATTGGACAAGTACACGCTGGCCCAGCAGTACGGACTGACGTGGGCCACCGTCAACGGGAACAGCGAGATCAAGCGGCTCTTTGACCAGGCGGTGAAGGGACAGTGGGATTCCACCCTGTTCACCGCCAAGTTGAAGAACACCAAGTGGTGGCGCACGACGACCGACAGCGCCCGCAAGTTCTTCATGCTGAAGACGGGCGACCCCGCCACGTACAAGCAGAAGTGGTCGGCGAATCAGTACGCCGTGAACAAGCTCGCCGTGGACGTGGGCCTGTCCAGCCAGATCAATTCCAAGGGCCAGTCCAGCTCGCTTCTCCAGCGCGGCATTCTCTACAAGATGCGTGACGGCTGGAGTGACGCACGCCTGAAGGCGTGGTTCGGCTCTCAGGTGACCATGCACGGCCAGGGCACTGGCCAGATGTACGGCGAGGCGGGGGAGGCGTACGACCAGATCTTCCAGCTGGCGTACGCCAACGGCCAGGCGTACTCGCGCTCCTGGTACCAGAGCCAGATCCGCAAGGTGGTCTCGGGCAAGTCCACGGTGGAGGCGCTGGCCGCCGACATTCGCTCCAAGGCAGCGGCGCAGTACTACGCCTTCGCCAACCAGATCCGCGCCGGACAGAACGCCATGGATCTGGCGCAGCCGTATATCCAGCGGGTGGCCGACCTGCTGGAACTGCCAGTGACAGATATCGATCTGCACAACCCGTATGTGCAGAAGGCGATGACCTCAAAGGTGGCGGCCGGACAGAAGCCCGGCACGCAATATCCGCTCTGGCAGTTCGAGAACGATGTGCGCAGCGATCCGCTGTGGAAGAAGACCAACAACGCGCGAGAATCGATGTTCTCGGTCGCCCATCAGGTGGCCAAGGACTTCGGACTTAGCTACTGAAGGGCGGGGCCGTGGCTGACGGTTACTACGACGAGAACGGCAACTTCATCCCCGGCTCCTTCGCCGACCAGCTTGACCTCCCCGGCCCCGGCGGGGTGGACCAGGCTGCCCTGACGGCAGCCCAGCAGACGGTTGCGCAGCAGAAGTTCACCGCCGCGAAGGCGATGAGCACCTACAGCAAGAACAAGGGTGCCGCCGCGTCGGCAATGGCCGCGTACCGGAAGAAGGGCGCCACCAAGGCGCAGAAGGCTGCGGCCACCAAGGCGCGCAACGCCGCGCTGGCGCGGATGAAGTCTGCGACGACCACGCGCAATGCGGCCCTGACCGCGCAGAACACGGCGCAGAACAAGGTCTACGAGGTCTCCGGGCAGTACGAGAAGCTCCTGACCGGAGCCAACAGGGACGCGTACGCGGCCCTGACGGGCCTGTTCAACCAGTACGGCCTGGGCTCCCTGGCGCCCAAGATCTACGAGTTCGCCAAGCAGGGGTACGGCGCTGACGTCATCACGCTCCTGCTCCAGGACACCAAGGAGTACAAGGAGCGGTTCGCGGCCAACGCGACCCGCGCGAAGAACGGCCTGCCCGTGCTCTCCCCGGCGGAGTACCTGTCCACCGAGGCGTCGTACCGGCAGATCCTGTCCAGTGCTGGCCTGCCCAAGGGCTTCTACGACAACCCTGCCGACTTCGCGAACTGGATCGGCGGGGACGTGTCCCCGACCGAGATCAAGAGCCGGGTGGACATCGCGATCGGCAACACCATGCAGGCCGCTCCGGGCGTGAAGGAGGCCCTCCAGCAGCTGTACGGGGTGGACGAGTCCCACCTGATCGCCTGGGCGCTGGACGAGAAGAAGGCCCTGCCGATCATTCAGAAGCAGGCGCAGGCGGCGCAGTTCGGAGCCGAGGCGATCAAGCGGGGGCTGGCCCTCAATGGCCAGAACCTGGAGGACTTCGTCACCTCCGGGCTGTCGCTCTCCCAGGTCTCCCAGGGCTTTCAGACGGTGGCGGAGGCACTGCCGAACATTCAGGCCATCGCGGCTCGCTACGGCGAGACGTTCGGCCAGAGCGAGCTGGAGCAGGACATCATCGGCGGGGTGGCCCAGTCGGGCCTGGGCGAGACCAAGCGCAAGCGCCTGGCGAGCCAGGAGCGTGGACTGTTCGCCGGTTCCGCCGGTGCTACCCCGGCAGGCCTTTCCACTGGCTTCCAGGCGGTGTAGCGGCGTACGCTCCAGCCAGCGCTGTGGAGCAGCTCGGTAGCTCGCTGGGCTCATAACCCAGAGGTCGCAGGTTCAAATCCTGTCGGCGCAACTTGTCTCCGCAGGTGGGTACCCTTCAGCAGCGCTGCGGGTCGGAAAGAAGCCCACCACTACTCGAATCAGGGCCCATGTCGGGAGACATGGGCCCTTTTGTTTGCAATGGGGTACATTCCTTAACGATGTTCAGGGTGGATCGCCTGGCCCCATACCTGTAGAAGTCCAGGACAGTGCGGAGCGGTCGCCTTCCCCGGGGCGGCCAGGCCGAAAGAGGGAGAAGCTCTCATGAGCGGTGGCTTTGGGTACTACGACGGCGGCATGTACGACGAGAACGACGGTCAGTCGTTCGAACCCGGTCCAGGCGCGCAGCAGGCTCCGCAGCAGCGGAACCCACTCCGCGACCACCTCAAGAAGGTTGAGGACCAGAACGAGGAGCTGCGCAAGCAGGTCCAGCAGTTGGTGCAGCAGCAGAACACCAACACCGTCGCGGATGCACTCCAGGCCAAGGGGTACGACCGTGGAGCGGCAGCGCTCTACGGCGGGGACCCCGCAAAGCTGGACGAGTGGCTCGCAACCAACGGTGCCTACCTCGCCAAGTCCGCCGATACGTCGGCACAGGGCGGCGAAGGACAGCAGCAGCAGGGTGTGACCTCGACCGTTCCGGCAGAGACACAGGCAGCGATGCAGCAGATGCAGCAGGCGGGCACCTCCGCAGCGGCCCCCCAGGGGACCGAGGCGGAGCAGATGGCTCAGATCAACAGCCAGTCCGACCCGGCCGCTCTGATGCAGTACCTCCAGTCGCAGGGAAACCAGCACTACTGGAACGGCTGACCTGGTCTCCTCCCTACGGCACCCCAGGAGGGGGTGAGAGGCCATGGCTAACGCCTACACGGATACCACTGCAATGTCGAACGCGGTCCAGACCGCGTACGACAAGTTCTTCGAGTTCGCCCTGCGTGCTCAGCCGCTGTTCCGCCAGGTAGCGGACAAGCGCCCCGCACAGCAGACCGCCCCCGGCGGTTCCGTGGTTCTGGAGCGATACCAGGATCTTGCGGTGGCGACGACTCCGCTCACGGAGACGACCGACCCTGACTCGGTGGCGATGGGCAACCCCACCACCGTCACGATCACCCTGAACGAGTACGGCAACCCGGTGCTCCGCACCCGCAAGCTGTACCTGTTCTCGTTGACCGACGTGGACCCCGCGATCGCCAACATCGTGGCGTTCAACGCGGCAGACTCGATCGACTCGGTCGTTCAGACCGTGCTCCGCTCGGGTACCAACGTGATCCAGCGCAAGGCTGGCACCGTCACGTACGTCACCAACGGCACCGTGTCGACTCCTGTCGGCACCACCATGGCGGCCACCGACGGTTACACGTCGACCATGGCTCGCCTGGCCGTTGTGAAGCTCCGCGCCAACAAGGCCGTGCCCCGCAAGGGCAGCATGTACTGGGCTGCGATCCACCCGGAGGTCTCCTACGACCTCCGCTCGGAGACCGGCGCTGCCGCCTGGCGCGACCCGCACAACTACAGCGCTGCTGGCAACATCTGGGCTGGTGAGATCGGCGCCTACGAGGGCGCGTTCTACATCGAGTCCCCGCGTTGCTACAACGCCGTGGACGCCGGTACCGGCGACAACACGGTGCGCCGCTTCCGTACCTACTACGCGGGCCAGCAGGCCCTCGCGGAGGCCGTGGCGGACGAGTTCCACACCGTGGCGGGCCCCATCACCGACAAGCTCATGCGCTTCCGTCCGCTGGGCTGGTACGGCGTTGCTGGCTGGGCGCGCTACCGCGAGGAAGCGCTGATCCGCGCCGAGTCGACGTCGACCATCAACTCCAGCTGATGGTGGTGGATTGTGGCGTCCTGGCTCTTTCGCACACCCACGGTTGAGGAAGGACCGGCGGGTCTCGACCCGCTGTTCCATCGGGTGAAGTTGAGCCGGGGCATCACGATCCTGGAGGGACCGCCCGGCACCTACCGGGCGGTCCGCTTCCCCACCCAAGACGAGCAGTTCGCATCCGCGCCCGCCCTGTACATGGGCGGGCATGAGTACGTGGTGGATGACGCCACCAAGGCCGCGCTGATCGCGGCGGGCATCGGCGTGACAGAAGCCAACTTCGATACGCCGGAAGAGGGTTACGGCTGGGGCCGTTACGGCTACGGCTCCTATGGCATCGGAGGTTGGTAGATGGTCACGACACCTACGCGAGGCGACACCAACTGGGACGTTGCCCTCAACGCGGCCCTGAACAACCTCCAGAGCCAGACCGACGGCAAGGTCTCCAAGGCGGGCGACACCCTGACGGGGTCGCTGAACCTGCCCGAAGCGGCCCAGATCAACATCGGTTCGTCGGGCTCGGGTGCCCCCCTGGCCGTGCGCCGGACGAACAACACGGACGCCACCCTGTCCACGCGAGTGGGCGCGGAGACGGCCAGCCGGTTCTTCATCGAGGCTGTGGGCACGCACCAGTGGAGCGATGGCACCAACGGTGCGGACGTGAATCTGTACCGCTCTGCTGCCAACGTGCTCAAGACCGACGACACGTTCACCATCGGCACGGGGACGCTCAACCTTGGCGCGAGCGTCAACCTGTACGCCGCTGCGACGAATCTCCAGACCGACAACTACTTCGTGGCCCCCACCGGCCAGTCCTCGGGCCAGTGGAACGTCTTCGGCGGAGCCGCCAACTCCCTGAACCTGGGCACGGCCGGTGGTGGTGTTGCCATCAAGACGGGCAGCAACGCCCGCCTGGGCACAGCCACGCTGGTGGCTGGCACAGTAACGGTGGCCAACACCTCGGTCACCGCGAACACCAAGATCTTCCTGAGCCGGGCCACCACGGGCGGCACGCCAGGGCACCTGTCCTACACCAAGATCAATGGCACCTCGTTCACCATCAACGCGTCCGGCGGTGCCGACACGTCCACGGTGGACTGGCTCCTCGTGGAGGCGAGCTGATGGCTGGCAACGGCGGTATGCAGCATGGGCGTGACTGCCCCACCATGGCCGCGCCCTGCGCGTTCACCATGGGCGGCAACACGACCATCATCAATGGCGACGAGGCGCCCACCCTGGACGCCTCGGTCGAGTCCACGCCCTTCAGGGCCAGTGACCTGCGTGAGGACGACTCGCACGTCATGGGCGTCTACAAGGCCCAGGCTGAGCCCTTCGCGGGGTCCTGATGGCGTGCCGACAGGGCTGCAAGACCCAGGATCACGGGTCCTGGGGTGAGTGCCTGCGCGCCGCCGAGGTGCGCACGTACCACGTGGCCGTCTCCAAGGGCTTTGACGCCACGGCCCAGAAGAAGTGGGACCGGGAGCTGGACGGATTCGCGAAGGCGACCAAGGAGGGCATCCGTCCCGACTCCACCAAGTGGAGCGGCATCGACGCGGCCAGGCGGGCCTCCGACAAGGCTGGGGCCGCGTACGGACGCGACTTCAACAAGGCCACCCCTATGGAGAGCTGATGCCTGGCGGCTACTACCCGGACACAAAGATCACCGACCGCGACGGCGACTACCTCGCCGTCAACGCGGACGGCTCGATCAACGTGTCCGGGATCAGCGGCACCACGGGCGTCAAGGTCACCGATGGCACGGACCAGCTGATCATCAACGCCAACGGCAGCCTGCCCGTGGAGCAGCTGCCGAAGTACAGCGCCATCACGTCCTCGTCGTCAGCACGGACCACGTCTGGTGACACGGGCCTGATTGCCCTCACGGGCACCCCCCGCTACGTCACCTTCACCATCAGCATCACGGCGGTATCGGGCACCAGCCCGACGGTGATCTGGTACTTCCAGTGCTCCGACGCCAACGGCATCATGATCGACCTGCTGCCGCGCATCGCGGCGGCAGCGCCCGCGTCCGGCACGCAGATGAAGGGCACCTTCGGCCCCGACTGCCCCCAGGTGGGCATCAGCACCCCGGCTGCGGGCACGGTGGCCTCGTTCTCCGCACCGGCCGTCTTCAACCCGAGCGGCAATATCCGCATCGGCTGGACGCTGGGCGGCACCACGCCGTCGGTGACCTTTCAGTACGGTATTCAGCAGCTCTACTGACCAAGGAGGTGGACAGTGACAACCCTGGAGGATCTGCGTCAGCGCATCCGCTCGCAGATCATGGGCTTCACCCGGGACCAGCAGCAGGTTTCGGAGCTGGCCACCCCCATGTCGGCCAGTGACACCACCTTCACGCTCGACTCCAGCACGGCCAAGAACATCAGTCGCGGTCTGGTGGAGATCGACGACGAGCTGATCCTGGTCAAGGTGCTGGACGTCAACACCTCTGTG